TCGGAGATGCGCATAGCTTAGTTCATTACCGCCGCTATCTTTCCCATTGAACCTGATCTGTGCTAGGCCATCATCCGCCGCAGGGCTTGCTGAGTTGCGAGTCAAATCAAACACCGGTCCAACGCCTGCATCGGCGTCAGTAGACACCAACGTAAGTTGAGCGGTGTTACCATCCGTAGTGAAAGTGCCGGATGTCCCGGTAAAGGCTCCTGAAGCATCGAGTGTCGTAAAAGCACCAGAGCCTGCACTCGACGCACCAATGTTAGTGCCATCAATAGCACCACCACCAATATCTACGGAGTTAGATATAAAATTGGTAATCGTAAAGTTACCGGTAGTGTTAGCAATGGTTGCCGAGGGCGTACCGTCATTTGCAGAAATACTGCTCGTCTCAATATCCGTAGCATTAACTACGTCATCTTTGAGCAAAACACTGTCAATTGTGACACCGCTACCCGCAGACGTTTCATTGATTGTATTGGTTTTAAGCGCCTGACCCGCAGTAACCTCCGGGTTGGTTGATCCAGACGTGGCTCCATTAGCTAGAACCTCGGCCCACGTATCGACCGTTCCGACCTGTGAATCTACATACGCTTTAATAGATTGCTGAGTAGCAAGCTTTGTGGCGCTATTAGACGCCATATTGTCTTCGTCTTTAATGCCGGTAACAGTCGCGCCGTCACCTGCAATGTTTAAACTTGTATTAGCAACAACCGCTGTACCGGTTACTGCTGCCGCTGTAGAACCACCAATAACAGAGTTATCAATAGTACCGCCGTTAATATCGGCAGTAGTAGCGGTTAAGGTAGGTGTGGTAATTTCAGTAGCACGTAATTTGGTAAAAACGTCAGTAACAGTAGCCGCACTTGCGCCGCCACCATCGAACTTAACTACCATGTCTACGCCAGCCGGTATTTCTAAGTCCCGACCAGAATTATATGTGCCTTGGAAAAGTAAAATAGACCGGCTACCTGCCAGACTATTTCTAACAAAAACTATTTTTTCAGCGTCATTTGGGACTAACTGAACGTATACAGAACCCCCAAGATCGCCTGAACTGTAAAATTCAATCCACTTGTTGCGCCCATCAGAGGTCGCACCGTTAGTGATATTTAAAGCATTTGGTGATCCGGATGAACCCGCGCTAGTAAGCGTAACTCGCTCTGCGCCATTGATCGCTTGATCCAGAATATCGAAATTGACGTTTGTAGTATCACCCCATGTACCCGACTGCTCACCAGTGGCCGGTTTTTCAATACCGAGGTTAACTGTATAGGTACTTGGCATCTATTTTATCCTCACGCTGCTATTTGCGTCCAATTTGCGCTCTGGGTTGGTTCTTCCTCCGACCATGACGGCGACTGGTTAACATCTATCTCACTATAACCCGGATTTTGATCCGGGACAATGTTAGAGTATACCAGTACGTTTCCGACACCACCTGTTGCGCTGACTCCTATTACATTTATTACAGCATCACTTTCTACTGTGACACTTCCGACTTGACCTGTTCCACTCACACCACCGACGTTAATTGTCTGACCAGTTCTTACTGAAACTGATCCAGTGGTGCCTGTCGCAGACAAGCCTGTTACCGGCACATTAGCTTCACCATCAACTGTGGCGTCGCCTACCTGACCAGTAGCTTCAAGACCTGTTGGGAAAACATTGGCTTTTGCAACAATCGTTACTGAACCAACGGACCCTGTGGCCTCAAGTCCTGTGACGGGTACAATTGCGCCAGCTTCGACGCTTACAGAGCCTACGACCCCTGTTCCCGACACACCCGTAACGTTTACGTTTGCATCTGCGGTGACCGATACGGAGCCTACTGCTCCAGTTCCGGCCAATCCGGTGACGGGTACGTTCGCACCAGCAGTTATGCTGACCGAACCGACTTGCCCTGTTCCCGCTACGCCTGTAACGTTAACATTGGCATCTGCCGTTGTAGTGACACTGCCCACTTGGCCAGTACCAGCTACCCCTGTTACAGCTACGTTGGCGGCTGCGTTAATTGTTACGCTGCCAACACTACCTGTTGCTTGTAGTCCTGTAACCGGAACGTTGGCTTCCGCCACAACCGTTACTGAACCTACAGAACCCGCAGCTTGTGGTAGCCCACTCTGGGACCACGGGCCTGCGCCCCAACCTGAACGGCCCCAGCCGCCTATTGGGACGATTACGTCAGCCATTACGCTATCCGTATAATCGCGTTACTTGCATCAGCAGTTGGAAAAACAATCGTAAAATCACCTGCGGTGGATGTTTTGTCCGCGCCGAAATCCAAAACTACAACGCTCGGATTGGTTACCGAAAGTGACGTAGTATTGGGAGTAGTATTATATATCAATGCCCCACGTGCCGTAATTGTTGCATTTGAGAACGTTTCGTCTTGAAAGTCCGTCAGTGCCGTAGTTCCGGATGAAGTGGGATCAACGTTAGTCAAAGCTCCACCACCAGCAGAATAGCCTGTTCCACTTACTTCGTTACTGGTAGTGTACGCAGTAGTTGCAGCATTGAAAGAGGCGCTGTTGGTGTAAAGAGCAATTTTAAAGGTATCGCCGTTGGCGAGATCAAAGTCGTGGACACCGTACAATAGCTCTTTCTTGAACGATGTACACATGAAGTTTCCGCTGAAAGCCATGGTTACAGTCTCCTAATTAGTTCCGCAAGTTCTTGATTACCAGAATCAATAATTGCGTTGTACACGGTTGTTCTATCACTTTTAATCGCTTCACGCATGTAAAATTCTAAAACTTTTACAATGTGTTGACGAAAGGCGTGTGCTTGTGCCTGTATTGCAGGGTTTGCAGAATCACTAATAGATATTATTTTATTAGCGCATCTCTCTGCAATTTCCTCTGGTGTGAATCCCCGGTTCTGGGTGGTGTGTACTTCCACCTTGAAGTCAGGGTTCATATCTAGTTCTAATGCTGGGAAGCTCATTGTTTCGGCCTCACTAACATACCAGTGCGATAATCATCGGTTACTTCTTTGTTTTCACCCAACATTTTCATGCCGGTCATCGCTTCTGTAAATCTTTTCTCATACGCAGCCATTATATCCTGTTCACCCTTCATATAGATATATGCTTCAATTAAGCTGCCATAAAGCATGGCCATCTGCGCGTTTTCGCTTAACCAAGTTGTACCACTCCCCGCTCCAGCCGTTAAACTAGCCGGTCTATAGAAGTAATGTAACTCCACAGCCCTTGCTGCATCGGGAGTAGGTCCGATAATAAAATTATCAACGTCAAATACCGCGTAAAACCGCGGATTACCCGTCGTTGCGGGGTTTGGGTTAAAGGATTGTACAAAATCAGTGTCCTTAAACTCTAAAAACGTCTTGTCGCTGTTAGCATCTACAAAAGAAAGCGAAAACGGGGCTAAAAAGTCACTAGGACAAGCCAAATACTGGTTTGCCTGCGTCATATTGCCGCTGACGTTCTTGCGAAACAGGCTCAACTGCACGTTTTTGAGTATTCTTTCCTCCGCCTGACGTATAAACACAGGCAAATTGTTTACAAAAGACGTTTCATCGTTCTCTGCGTAGTCTTGTATCGCTGTTTTTAACTGATCGTATGTAAAACTCATGGTGTCACCACCGATACGGTGCCCACGGCACCTTGTAAAGCGTCAGTTATATCAAGTTCCGAAGGCATTTCTGCTGTTCCCGCTGTACTCCAGTTACCATTACCTAAGTAAACAATCCCGTTTGTAGTAACAATAAGAAAAGCACTGGTAGGGTTAGGAGAGTCTGGTCTAGCGCCTTGTAAGGCCTGCGGATCAGATACAGTTCTAAAAGGACCAAGTTGTGGCTGCTTTGGTTCGTACTCATCTGGACCCACAAGCAATCCGTTCCACTCTTTTTTCATTACCTTGTAGGGGTATCTGAAACCAGAGCGGTCTGAAATAGCGTATGCGTTTTTACCCGATGCGTACTTTGCCATCAGCCCGTCCTATAGTATTCATATCTAGGGACAACGTTAAATGAAGACCTATCACGATCCTCGGTTGCGGCCCTATCAAATTCTTCTTCATACATGGCTTTGAGCATTTGAACCCTATTCGGAGCCCGCTTCAACGCAGTGTAATAAGCCAGTCCTGCTGCCAAACACGGGTAGAACCTAAAAGGTAGGTCCATTGTGTTGGTGTAAACGTCCGCATCGTCCATACGAGTAAGTGCATCGTAATAAATAACGTCCGTACTGTTCTGTGGAACAGGCCAAATTTTAAGGTTTGGAGTGATCTGACGGTCTAAGAAGAACTGATTAGGCCTACTTTGTGTCGTTTTCGTCGGAATTGTCAGATATTCATCCCGGCTTAAACGCTCTAAAGCATAATCTGTGCCGTCTCTGCGAATGATTACAGACAATACGTCAATAATATCGCCACTCAGGTTGTATTCTCCAGTGCCTTGCACAAGAGTTAAAGAACGCTGTTTAATGGTCCACTGGTTTAACCCACGGTTAGCCCAGTCGGCCAGCAATAGATTTAACGAACGCTTTGCCGTCTTCAGGTCGTAACCAGTACGCACCTCAAGGCCGCATCGCTCAAACGCTTCTTCAACGTATTCAGCAACGTCCAGTTCAAAATCTTTGCTATTAGAAACAGTCATTATTTCTTCTTCTTAACCATTCCACCGCCGCGCAT